GTCAACGGCACAATGAGCCCCCCATTAGTGAAGGTAAGATTTGGTAGGATCTGGTCATCGTTTGTCGCTAAAAATAGCTGAGCACGAAAACGACCAGACACCAAAAACTTTATTTCACCCGATGGGGCCACCTCATAGTATGGAGTTGACTTGAGTCTTGAAATGAGAGAAGTGAAAGGAAGGTCTTGTGAATTGTATTCAAGGGTTGCTATAGCAGAACTGGACGGTTTCCTCTTCGTGAGAACACAAGAGTACTTGATTGTCCAGAGACCAGTTGGTGTGCCAGTAGTAACAGAAGTAGATCCAATGAATATCCGTTTGAAAACCTGGAATCGAACGTCAGATGATGAGGAAACATCCCCATCTACGTATCGATCAGTTTTGTCACATGGAATTCTAAGGACTGTTTTCTGCCAAACTGGTGTCGAGACTGAGTCTTTAACTGCCCGAGCATCTTCAAGACTTTCCGGAGGTGCGTCTGTCGGATCTGACAGAGCTCCAAACAGAATCTGACCTTGTGTTTGCGTCGAGCTAACAGGCTCATAAGTGAGCGTAACGTTAGTGAAGCGATACAATTGGTAATTCTGTGCCTCCTTAGCAAGTTGGATTAGGCCTGGTGCGTTTGCAGATAGGTTGAAAACTCCTCCCTGATCGTAGCCTTGTTCGGTTGGGCGATACGTAGATAAGAATGTCTCAGTTCCTGAAACAGTTCTTCGATCGTAGCCGCTCGATGACATAGCTCCGCCAGATTGGACGTTTCCAATGACTGCAGGTGCAGACACTTGTTTTGATCCATCATTGCCCTTCTTCTTCTTCTCTTTCTTTCTTTTCTTGTTGAGAGTTGATTTGACAAGAGTTTCTACTAAGTCATAGCTCGCTCTAGTTAATGGAGTAGCATTTGACATAACTCTAATCTCTCTTTGGACAGCTTTTCTAGCTGCATTTCCGATCTTCATCGCCGGTTTTCTCAGTTGGTTCATCTAGTTGTATGGGATACTTTGCTAGTCAAAGGACTGTACATCTACCTAAGTTGAACACGTTGCCGTGCAGTCTCTAGGCGTTCCGACGCTTCAGGGTTAAGTCGACAAAAGGGTGACACGCGATAGGGCGCAAGACCAAGTATGCCTCTGGATATATCCAGGTGCAAACCCAGCGCATAGCCCCCTATCTTTGATCAACGTATCTCCCGATTGAAGCCTGAAGTCATCTTAGCTCCGAAAGTCCCCCGGACACAGGTCCAGGACACGTGACTCTCAGTATTTGGCAACTTAATAAGTAGACCCCATGATTTCTACGTGGTTCCACGGGTTTGGTTGGTTTTCCTTCCGAACTGAGAAATTATGACAAAGTCAAATTGCCACTTTTCTTCAGCAGTGGCATGACGTTCTTCACAGATGTAATTGACCCGAAAAAGTTTGGCCTTAAAGGTTTAAACTTAGTTTCGTTTCGAGTGTCAAAGATCGGGGAAAAGGTTGTCTGTGGCAAAACCTCATCATATAACGACTCCGGCTCTGAATCAGAGTCATTCGTTAGAGGAATTGCTACGTCTGCCCTACCCTTATCGTTGAATACATCTTCGCGAGGTTCAAAGAACAAGTCTTCGTCTTCATCAAGAGCATAGAAAAGCTCCTCTCTCCTTTCTTGGGAAATTAACAACGAAGGTCTCGTTTCGGCTTGCTCTGCTAAGGCAAGAAGGTCGTCTGGTGATGGGATTGGTTTCCTCTTCAAGTTTTTCAACTTTATAGAGTTATCAACCTTTTCTTCGACTTCAACCTTCTTAACGCCCGCAGCTGCTTGCTGATCGAGATATTCTTCTGAAGTTTCAACCCAAATTAATGGAGAGAAGTCTTCAATCTTCTCTTTTGACAAGACTGGCAACTTCTTTGAATTGACCTCTTTCAAGAACTTTTTTGAGATTGACTTTATTTCTACTTCAACTGACGGTTTTACTGGTAAAGTAAGTGGTTGCTCAATCATCTTGTAACGATCTGGAACAAATTGACGTTCAACTTTGTCAATTCCGTGAATGTTCCATTGAGACAAAACATCCGTCGGTCGTCTAGCTGTTATCGAAACTCTCTTCTTTAAGAAGACCTCAGGAATTTCAAAGCCTTGAACTTTCGGAACTAGAGAAATCTGTTCTGTTAGTTTAATCAAGTCTTCGGCA